AAGTAGTTCCTTTTCAGCTTCTTCTTTTTGTTTTTTTATTGTGTTTCTGTTTTTGTTCATTTGTTCTCTAAAACGCTTCTTTTCTGCGTTTAACTTTCCTGTATTTATATTTTTTTTAGCTTCGAGACGTTCTAACTCCTTTTCGAGATTTCTATTTTCAAGATTTCTCCTTAAGCTTTTATTTAATTGGTATGTACCAGATCCTCCCAAAAATCTGGGTCTACCCCCACCACCAAAAAGACTTTGGGGGAAAAACACCGGCCGTGAAACGGTGCGGGTCTTATTTCTACCCATGTTTGGTTTACTCATTCTTATTTGAGATGGAAAGTTCACTTTTGAATTTTGGGCGTTATTACGACGGTTGTTATTGCTGTTCAACACCGTGTTGTTGTTCGACACATTGTTATTACGACGATTGTTATTGTTGTTCAACACCATGTTGTTGTTCGACACATTGTTATTACGACGGTTGTTGTTGTTCAACACCGTGTTGTTGTTCAAAATGTTTCCATTGTTCAACACATTTTCCATCGCAGAATTGTAATCAACCTTGACAAGCTTTTTCTTGGAAGCAATTTTAATGGGTTCACGCACATTAAGCGATTTCAATTTTACATGAATTGCTTTTATTATATTAGACTTTTTACCATCCTTCGGTTCTATGGCTTTTAATTTGCGCATCACTCGCTTCAAATTGGCAACTGTAGACTTTGAACTAAACAATATTTCATAGTCTCTTACAGTGAGTGGCGATCTCTTGTCTAATAAGTATGTTCTATCCTTGGTAAGAACGAGTGGTGGCAATGGTAGCTTACCTTCCTGAACATCCTCATAAACTTGACATATTTCCTTCCTGGACAGAGAAACATCCAAGCCCGTGTTCTGCTTAATTACGTCTCTGAGGTTCTTAATATCAGCACTCGGATCACACGCATTCATTGCGTATTTATATATATCTACAAAATTTTTACTACAAAACATTAAATATAATTTTAATCTGTTGTAGTACGGCCATAACCAATACTAAATAACCTTACCTTATTTTCATAACTCATACCAAAATCAAATATATTTGTGTCTTTTATGTCTATGTTTATCATATTTATCTTTTTATTATAAACTGTTCTATTATCAGTTACCGCAAATACTATAGATTGAAGAAAGTCTTTCAAATTATTTATCTCATCTTTGAATATTCTATCCATGTTTATTTTCAAACACGTTATTTCATAATCCTTTTTGTCCAAGAATGGCAACAAAGGATAATTTTCAGCTATAAATCCATCTACGTAATTATATCCATTGTATTCAACAGATTCAAATATTAAAGGTATAGCCATACTCATACAAACTGCATCTATTACACGCATTTGAGGATGTGTGTCTTTTGAAAAATATTCAGTTCTAGATGTATTTAAACAAAAAGAAGATATATGTATTTTCTTTTCTATTTCCTCGAATGTAGGGTCACATTCACATATTTCTACTAATTTTTCTCTAACAGTCCGTATATTAACAAAACCATAATTACTTATAAATGATGAAATACTCAATGTTACAAGTGATTCTATATCTACATTAAGACATGTGTCAAGTATTTTATCAATGTTCATACCTAATGCTAAAAATAAAGTTAGTATAGATCCGGCCGAACATCCTGAAATTTCTAAAGTGTCATTAAGTTCTTTTTCTCTGGATTTAAGTGCTCCAATTAAAGCAAATATACCCATGGAAGCTGGACCTATTACTAGATACTTCATCACCTACTTAATAGTAGGAAGGAAAACTGCGACGAAGAAGCGCAAAAACAACGGCGAAAACAACGGCGTGAGTTATAGAGGCGGACACACTGGTTTGACCAGATCGAAGAAGTCCACCGCTACCTGGTGGTATGGTGAGCAACATACCCGGGCTGAGGGCGAGGAAGAGGGTGGTGGCGACTATCAAATCAGTCTTTGTCAACACAATACCAAGAGCCTTCGCAATGAGCGAGTATATCAAGAAGAAGACGAGAGCATGGAAGAAGACGGCGGAGTTGCTCGTGCGACCGTTCATAAACCTAAGGTTACGACCGTTGGTTGTGAGGACAACACCCGGGCTGAGGGCGAGGAAGAGGGCGGCGGGGATGGCGACTTTTTGAGATGTAATATCTGGAAGCATTTATTATAATACTATATTATTTTGGTTGTCTGTGTGTATCATCACAAAATCAACAAAATCTTCAAATCTTGCATTTTTCATGAGCTCGCCTTGTAGATTTGTATCTTCTAAATACTGTAAAATTTTAGTCCAAATGTAATAAAGTTCGTTATTATATGGGGACATTCCATAACTCATGTTATCACCGTGTCCAACGTAACAAAACTCTTCAAAGTCCGTAAATGTTGCGTTTGTAAAAAGTATGTTCTCTAACATTGCATCACACAAATAAATTCTAATCATGTCCCATAAATACCACAGTTCATCTGAATATTCCACACCCCAGTCATGGATATTCAGATGCGAATCAAATTCGTTTTCAATATCATCATCACTCGAAATAACATCGAAGCCGACTTCGGCCTCATAGACATATTGACTCCAAACCATGATATATTACTTACTATCATTCTTGGCCTTATCTTTTATACCAGTTAACGAAATGGCGGTAGTTTCCTTGACCTTTAAGTTGTCCTGAATAGCGTTCATAACACCTTCGATCTTGGCTTCATCGCCACCAAAATATTGAGCCAATCCGTCACGGATTGCATCCTTATTCATACCGGTTTTTCGAACTGATTTGCGTAGGCTAATTTTGCCCTTCCTGAGGTTAATGGTATCTATGCCCTGGTTAATCATATGCATCTTAAGAGATTCCTTGAGACGCCTTTCTTCCTGATTAAGGATTTTGATATCAGATTTAGCTTCAGAAAGCTGTTTGGAAAGTTCGACGAGTTTAGAAACTGTATCAGAGAGATCATCTGAAACAGCAGACATTATATTAAATTCAACTATAATCTAATCTTTAAGCGCACAAACTGCGTTGCATTTCATCCGACGCAATGGTGGTATTATTCCACACGTAGTTTTGCTTCGGGTTCGGCGGATCGGCACGGATTTGCTGGTTAGCGTTTCTGAGTGCACCGCCAATGGTTTCCGGGAAACCAATTTGCTGACGTGGCTCCAAGAAGGATTGGCCAGCCAAAATATCTTCTGGGGCAAATTGACCGAAATCTTGTTGTGTGGCAATCTCTCTCGGGAGGAGAGAAGACGCGAGTCCTGTAGCATTTTGCATACCCGGACCTTCCATGCTCACCGGGGCACCTTCCGACGGCTCGTCACCACCGATCGGCGCATAAGTGCGTTCTGTAATAGAATACTTAGACTTGCCACCGATCATGCTGAACAAGACATAGATTAAAACAACAGCGGCAACCAACATAAGAACGTTCTTCGTTCTACCCTTCATCTTTATATAGAATAAACAATTTTTTTTTACTGCTCATCTTCATCCCGAATTATATAGTCTTCTGGATAAGCTTCTTCAACCACCGGGTCATCAAAGACCTTGACCTGAACCAAGTTCCAAACCGGACCGAAGGCCTTCTTGGCGAACCACAAACCTGCGAATTCAAGAACTGTGGTGCAGGTGTTTTCTGGAGTAACTGTGCTGATGTCCACGACTTCCAGGTTACTGTTGAAGACACGAGTCTGAACAATGCGCTCACACGTAAATTGGTCATTGACCAAACTCGAAGTGTAAGCCGCACGGATCACGTCTTCTGTCAGGTTCTTACCAAACCAGGAAGCCGCATTTTCAACCGCAGCCGTGATGTTAAGTTCATCAACGTCTGTGATCTTCTTCACATTGTTTTCAGTGAGAAGATTCAAAGTAACCTCTGTGTTCTCGCCTGAAAGAGAAACGTTACCAACTCGGTTAACTTGAACAAAACATTTCTTCTTATCATCGTTGGTCGCCTTGACAAAGTAGAGACCGTCTTCACCCTTCGAAGGAGTATCGTAAATCATCTTGTTATAGTTAATATTATAATCAATTCTTTAAACCAACAAAAGGTATCTTTGATGAGTTCCTAACTATATACTTAGGAATCCAGCCATCCCTGTTTTTCCTGTAACCATATAATAACTTAGAAGTATCTATATTTTTATTAAACTCCTTGGCATTTGTCGGCCTGTGTGTAAATTCATTGCCAATGTAAGCTTTTGATCTAGTTTTTTTCCATTTTTGGTCTTGTAAACTAAATTTTTGTTTTCCGTGTGTTTTGTTATAACCTTTTATGTTCATGTTGGGTACAGAAGCTTTCACCCCGTACACAATTTGTTTAGACAACCTTTCACGTACCGGTTTGGTTGTGTATTTCGTATACTTATTTGGATTTATATTTTTAACGGCGGAGACGGGTACATTTGAATATCCTCTGGATTTTATAACAGGTGTATTTATTTTAGATCTTATTTTACCAAATATTTTTTCAATAGAGTCATCATTATTTATTTTGATGTTCTTGTCAATCATTTTAGAAAGTTTAACCATACGCTGTCGATCTTTCTCCTTTTTTTCTGGTCTCAAGTCAAGTTTTTGCATGAGATAAACATCTTCAATCAAAAATTGTTTGCTCGCTATGCTTATCCTTTTGTCATGGATCATCCTACCCGTATCCTTATTTTTATATGTTACACCCCGGCGCTGTGTTTTCACTATTTCATAACCAAATTCCTTTGGTCTCATATAAGGAATATCAAGTATTCCACCCAATGTAAAAGGTTCTATTTTACCCTTTTCTATGGAAAAATATCTAACATTCAAATCGAGTGCAAAAAGTTCGACATCTATAAATACATCCCTTTTGCCTGTACTGTTATTTTCACTTCCTTTCTTCTTTTTTATGAGAATGTATCTTCTGGTTACGTATGGACCAGTTTCGGCAAACCCAAGACCTATAAATTTTGCTATTTTGGAATTGTATTTTGCTACACGATCCTTAATTTTCGTATTATAATTTTGTGATATCTGACCAAGTTTGTCCCATGTAAGAAGTTTTAACATTTGAAGTTTTCCGAAATATTTTGTATCATATTTAATCCTAGGTATAAACTTCGTATCTATGTCACTTGTGATTATTCTATTTTCACGATCTATGTACTTATTGAATGCTTCGCCTCCAGAAATAACTAAATCTCCATACGGCTTTAGTTTTGACGAAAGTTCTCCTACGATTTTCATGACAATATCTCTAATTTGATCGGTAACAAGAGCATATACCACCTTTTCAAATGTTTGTCCTTTGTGCATTCTAGATACACGTTTCCTGAAAGCCGATAAATTATTATTATCATAATGCTTCTTTAGTATGGGGTCGTTGAAAAATAAATTTTTTTTCAAAAATCTATTTATGACTGCTTCTGAATAAATCTCGACATCCATCGTTATTATTAATGTACAAAAAAATAAACAGTAAATGTTACTTAAAGAAAACGAACTTACAAATTGTATAATAACTAAGATGTCTCTTGAAAACATTCAAACTGAACTACAAGCCTTACGCAACGATCTTAAGTCTCTTACCAAGCTTGTTCGCAAGATCAAGTCCAAGCAAGATGACCCGGACGGAGAAAAGGCGAAGAAGCGGGCTGAAAACAATGGCTTCAACCGTAAGCAACAAGTTACTCCGAAGCTCCGCGCTTTCCTTGGTCTCAAGGAAGACGAGCTCATCTCTCGCAGCGAAGTGACCAAGGCTATTAACAAGTACATCACCGAAAGGGGTCTTAAGCACCCCGAAAACGGTCGCCAACTTGTTCTCGATGACAAGCTTCGCGATCTCCTCGCCCCACCGGCTGATGTGCAAGTCACATTCCTTAACCTCCAAAAGTACTTGAGCCCGCACTACGTTAAGGCTTAAAAAAATGAAACGTAAACAACACAGGAAATAAAATGTTTATAGAAAAAAATAAAATCCAGGATCTTATTGGTACTCGCATTAATAATGTGGAATTGTACCAAAAAGCATTCACTCATAAATCCGCCCTCAAAGAGTATGAAGAACTTACTGAATCCTTTGAGACACTCGAATTTATGGGTGATTCTGTATTAGGCTTTGTCATTACTAAATTTTTGTTTGATAAATACGAAAATAGACAAGAAGGTTTTTTGACCAAAGCTAGAACTAGACTTGTGCGTGGTGAAACACTCACAAACATAGCCATTAAGCTTGGATTAAATGATCTCGTTTTGATGGATGAAAAGGGGATGAGAAATGGTTGGAACAATAATCCTAAAATTTTAGAGGATGTTTTTGAAGCACTTATTGGAGCTATTTATATGGATTTAGGTCTTCTTCATGCAAAGGAGTTTATTCTCCGGATTTATAATGACCCCGAATACGTTAACCTAAATGCCATTATGATTGATGATAATTTCAAAGATCACCTCATGAGATACTGCCAAATTATGAACCTGCCACTTCCAGAATATAGAATCGCCGGACACCATGAAGGTATTTTTTACATAGATGCCTATGTAAGTGGACAGTTTTATGGAAGAGGTGAAGCCAAAAGTAAAAAACAAGCCGAACAATTAGCAGCTAGAGCATTTTTTGAACAACTTAAAAACTACCAACAATATTAAATTAATATGCATCCCAACGTCAAAGCTCTCATTGAACGGGAATATGCCGCACAAAAGTCAGAAGAATGGCTTGCGCTGCGAGGAAATATGCTTACGGCTTCCGATGCCGCCACCGCAATAGGTAAAAACAAATACGAAACGCCACTGGGACTATTACTTAAGAAATGCGGAGTGGGTGAACGTTTTATGGGAAATGAAGCTACACGTCACGGTGAGAAATATGAAGATGAAGCAAGGATTCTCTACGAAGAAAGACACAATGAAGTCGTTCATGAAATAGGTCTTTGTCCACACCCCGAACAAAAATGGCTCGGCGGAAGTCCTGATGGGGTCTCCGAATCTGGAAAGCTAATTGAAATTAAGTGTCCAATGGCTAGAAAAATTGAAGCTTGTGTACCAGAACATTATATGCCTCAATTGCAATTGTGTATGGAAATTCTTGACCTAGAGGAAGCCGATTTTATTCAATATAAACCTGCGGAATTTAACTGGCCCCGCCCGGAAGAGTTTGTCGTAGTAAACGTAAAGAGAGATCGTGACTGGTTCAAAACCTATCTTCCTGTTATGAAAGAATTCTGGGACAAGGTCTTGTATTACAGAGAACATCTGGATGAGTTACCTAAACCCGAAGAAAAACCAAAGCGCACGAGAAGGAAGAAGGAAGAAAAACCTGTTACATGTGAAATAGAAGATGTTACAGAAGATCAGTACCTAAGTGAATAAATCTATATCATTTATTACCTTCTTTCAAAAATCTCATGGAGGGGTGCTTCGACACAGCGATACGTTCTTTAAATGGAACATTGCAAAAACCACACCAGGAATATGGCGTTAAATGGATGCTTATTCATGAAACTGCTAAAAATATCAACAAAAAAGGTGGATTTTTGTGTGATGAAATGGGTCTAGGTAAAACTATACAAACTATTTCAGTTATTCTTGGAAATCCCATAAAGAATACTTTGGTGGTTGTACCAAAAACTATAGTGGAACAATGGTACAGTGAATTTTCCAAGTTTGCACCACAACTGAAAGTTTATGTTTACGATAAACACAAACCCATTCCAGATTGTGATGTATTGATAGCTTCTTACTCGGCGATAGTGGTAAGGGGCGAAGAAAAAAACACAAGAACTGCGCTTCATGAAATACACTGGAACAGGCTAGTACTTGATGAAGCACACGAAATAAGAAACCGGCGTTCAAAAATATTTTACTCGCTAAACATGTTAAAAACGGACATACGTTGGCTGTTAACGGGTACTCCCGTATTTAACTCATCGGAGGACTTTATATCGCTTCTTATGTTCATTGGTTACAGTAAAATTACTATTCAGTCAAACTACGAAAAATTGAAAAATGTTTATATTTTGAGAAGAACAAAAGAAAATATAAAGTTACCAAAATGCCACTTTGAAAATGTTGAATTGGACATGTTTGAAGAAGAGAAGAAATTTTATGAAAATGTTTTTTTGGAATCTAGGGATTTTATGAAGAAAGTATTTAAAACATATACAAACACGAGTTTTAAAAATATGGAAATGTTGGAATGTTTACTTAGAGCGAGACAGTGTATGATATGGCCACAAATGTATTTAAATGGTGTAGCTAAAAAATATGATTTGGAGCCAGAAATATGGACCGGACGCTCAAACAAAATGGAGACGCTTTTCAGACTTATTAAAGATCACCCCACAGAAAAAACGCTCATCTTCTGTCAATTTGTCGAAGAAATGAATTACATAGAGAAAAATCTAAAAGAATATGATGTGTTTAGAATCGATGGGTCTGTGTCAAAAGAAGATCGAGAAAGTAGAATAAAAGCTTTCAGGGAATCGGCAGATGGTTCGGTGTTTATTATTCAAATAAAATCGGGGGGTCAGGGTTTAAACTTACAACAGGCAACTCGTGTATACATAATGGCACCTGCGTGGAATCCTGCAACCGAGTTGCAAGCTATTGGTAGAAGTCACCGATCCGGTCAAGTCAATGATGTCTATGTTAAGAAATTGGTATACAGAGGAGATGATAAGTTTCCTAGCGTAGAAGAATCTATAATGTCTTTACAAGGACATAAATCGGTAATCTGTTCGGAAGTATTAAATGACAAGCGCCTCGAAACACAAGTTCCTGTAAAAAATGCGTCAGCAAAAATTTCAATTTCTGACATCAGGAATATTTTCCGTGTATAATATAAAATGTACTCTAAAACGTTCGGAAGCCGAGCTGAAGTTTTCCATGGAACCGCTGAAAAAACGACGGGTGGTCTTATGAAGAAGGATCTCATGATTGGTAAGGATGGTCGCATTAAGAGCAAGGCGGCACACGACGCCGCTCTCCAGCGCATGAAGTCTGAAGGTAAGAAGGCGATGGTCAAGGTATTCAAGCCGAAGAAGGGTAAGTTCTCCCTTCAGCCGAAGGCGGGTACAAAGGCTTACGAAAAGAAGATGAAGAAGATGGATTAAATCTAAACATACCTTAAATTCGTTATCTTTAGATTCATAAAAATATCATCTTATTATAAATGACTCTCGAAAACTGGGATGAGTCGGTGCGACTAGCCAAGATAAAACTTGGAAAAAATCCACAAGCATATACGAGAATACAGGGTAAATTGTTAAAAGAGGCGCAGACCATTTATCACATTTTATTACTGAACGACAAACTGAAACCCCTTTAGTCTTTCTGGTTCGAAAATCATAAGTTGATATAACTTCCATGTAATTCCAAATTTACGATTCAGAAAATAGACACTCGCCATTTCGACAATAGCTCTTCCCGAATTACGTGCATACAGACCATTGACTATTTCGTCTTTTAATCTATTTCTATCGGCGTCAAAAACATGCGCCTTAATGTTTTCGTTAATGTCAGTGTCAACTTTTACACGAAACTTCGGAGGATGTCCAGGACTTTCCTTAATATTAGAGTTAAACATGGGCTTAAGCTCCTCGTAGGTCATTTTAGTATCAAAAATCTTTTCACTTTGTTCGGCAACTGCGTGAATAACTTTGTCTTCAATTTGCTTGAGTGTATCATAAAACCTTTTTACGTAGTTGTTTTCTTCATCATAACCATTCATAGAAAAATCCAGATTCCATTTAACTGCACCAACTTCCGGCGTAAAACCAGAAACACCAAACGGTAGATACATTCTCGGGATTTGCATTCTCATAGGTTTATCATCGTTAGTGGAAATTACAATCTTTCTATTGTTGTATTCACTAATTTTAATATCATCGAGTGCCTCAGTGAACTTTGACATTGCTGAATATATAATTCGTTAAAACTTTAAGCTGAACACATAGCACATTCGGGTTCAAGGCTAAATTGAATTGGCCGAGCTTTTGCCTTACTACGTAAATAATACATTCCGGTTTTCAAACCCGATTTCCATGCATACATATGCATACTAGATAATTTTGAAAGAGTCGGACTTTCTATAAATAGATTCATAGATTGTGATTGATCAATAAAACGACCTCTATCCGCCGCCATATCGATAATACACTTTTGACTGATTTCCCACACGGTTTTGTATAGTTTCTTGATTTCGTCTGGAATGTCAAGTATGTTTTGAATAGATCCACCAGCCTTTACCATGAGATCTTTCATCTCCTTAGACCATAGACCGACACGCTTGAGATCATTGACAAGATGTTTGTTTACGATAACAAATTCTCCGGCGAGTGTGCGTCTCAAATAAATATTAGTTGTGTAAGGCTCAAAGCACTCGTTATTACCCAGAATCTGAGCCGTCGAAGCTGTCGGCATCGGAGCCATCAACAAACTGTTACGCAAACCCCTTGTCTTAATCTTTTCCTTAAGGGTGTCCCAGTCATAATGAAGCTTTGTTTCTCCATCCCACATATCAAATTGAAGAATACCTTGAGAAGCTGGAGATCCTTCAAATGTCTCATAAGAACCGTCTATTTCTGCTAATTCATTGCTCGCCTCAAGTGCGGCGTGATACATTGTTTCAAATATACGAGCATTGATTTCCCTCGCTTCATCAGAATCAAATGCAATTCTGTGTAAAATAAATACATCGGCGAGACCCTGTACACCCAAACCAATTGGTCTGTGGCGCATGTTTGATTTCTTTGCAGTTTCAACCGGGTAAAAATTTCTATCAATTACTTTGTTTAGATTTTTGGTGACAGTTTTGGTAACTTCGTGGAGCTTTTCATAGTCAAATGTACCAGTTTCTGGGTTCACGTACTTTGGAAGAGCGATAGATGCCAAATTACAAACGGCCGTTTCGTCCTTATCTGTAAATTCAATAATTTCAGTACAAAGATTGGAACTCTTAATCACACCCAGATTCTTTTGGTTTGACTTTTTGTTACATGCATCCTTGTAAAGCATATACGGCGTACCCGTTTCTGTTTGAGACTTCAAAATAGCTTTCCATACATCTGCGGCGGGGAGTGTTGCGTTTGCTAGCCCTTCTTCTTCATACTTTGTGTACAAAGCTTCGAATTCTTCCCCCACTACATCTGAAAGTCCACGAGCCTTATCTGGGCAGAAAAGTGACCAATTCCCACCTTCGGCAACTCTCTTCATGAAAAGATCGGGAATCCACAAAGCAGAGAAGAGATCTCTGCATCTGGCTTCCTCATCACCCTGGTTAAGACGCAGCTCAAGGAACTCCGTGATATCAGCATGCCATGGCTCGAGATATACTGCAATAGAACCCTTTCTGCGACCAGCTTGATTCACATAGCGAGCAGTCGAATTAAATACACGCAGCATAGGAATAATACCATCTGATTGACCATTTGTGCCTCTAATACGAGACTTGTTAGCTCTCACATCATGGATATGCATACCAATACCACCAGCCCACTTAGAAATTTGCGCACATTCAGTAAGCGTACCATAAATTCCATTAATAGAATCTTCTTTGTTTGCAATTAAGAAGCAACTGGACATTTGTGGTCTGGGTGTTCCTGCATTAAATAATGTGGGTGTTGCGTGAATGAACAAACCCCCGGACATTTTTTCATATGTTTCCAGAATAGAAGGGATATCGTCGCCATGGATACCAATAGCCACTCTCATAAACATATATTGAGGTGTTTCCATCAGTATACCATCAATTCTTTGCAGGTATGATTTTTCAAGAGTCTTAAGACCGAAATATCCAAATTCATAGTCTCGCTTCGTTACAATGTCGTCCTTAACACGACCCGCAATCCTAGAAACTTCTTCGGTTACGATACCAGCTTTGAACAACTTCTTCATAGAGATATGAAAGTTATTTGGGCAAATTTTTTGAATATTACTCGCCACGATGCGAGTTGCGAGGACTTCGTAATCTGGATCTGACGTAATCATACCGATGCAGATTTCTGCGGAAAGAGTATCTATTTCTTGTGTAGTTATTCCGTCGTATAATGACGAAAAAACCTGCTGTGAAACCTTCGAAGAATCAATATTTTCTGAAAGTTCATATGTCAATGCTTTGATCCTGTTGGTGACCTTATCGAAACGCATGTCTTCAACATGACCGGAACGCTTAGTTACTCTCATCCTTCACTATAAGTAATTAACATGAAATATTTTTAAACCATTTACTTCAAAAGGCTGTTTATTTGTTCACTCCTGACCGTAGCCGGACCAAGTGTTTCAAACTTGCGGTCGGGTTGGAGGAGATATGTGTTCACGTTGTATAAACCATGTTCGCCAGCCTTGGATACAGGAGGATAAGATCCGATCATGGTCGTCGGCGGGCGCTTTTCCTTGTTGGTTGATTTTTCGGTGTATACCGTTTCGAAGTCAGCGGCGTTTAACATTTAGTATTTACAGATAGTTTTTTTTTCGGAGGTTATACTAAATGAGTGACAGTCTCCACCTCAATTCTATCAAGCAATGTCAAACTCCCCTGAACACCTTGTTCTTTTCTGAATTCAACACCAACCTGATTCAGCGTGCGATTCGTCAACAATTCAAAAATGAAACGGGTATATCTATCGATTATCAAAATGAAGACGACATCTTCGCCATCATGCGGGTTGTTTTTATCAACAACGCTTCCGAACATTACAAAAATGTCAACGTGCAAGTCAAGTTCATGAACGAAATGGTCATGAAGACTGCTCTTTCGCAAATTAAAACGGGTGTGTCCCAATATGTTTCTTATGTTCGCGATATAGACACCCTGAGTATGCCGATTGACCGCCCGGTTAATACCAGTACTTTTGGTAACAAATTGGACTCGGCTATTGGTAAGATTGGTATTAATTAAAGTTTTGGAGATATGATAATGTAAGATGACAACCTTGAATTATTACAAGACGGAAACGGAGAAAGTGTGCCGTTCTAAGGGATGGGATAAAGCTGCGGTGGATACCGTATGGCTTCTCCTTACAGAAGAGGTCGGCGAACTCGCATCCGCTATTCGACAATACAAAAAAACTTTTAAAAAGACAGGTCTAAAAAAGGAAAGAGGTACAGACGTCATGATGGAGATGGGTGACGTATTTAGTTATTTATTTCAATTAGCTCACATGCTCGATGTAGATCTAGATACTATGTGGTCTGAGCATATAAATAAAGTTTCTCAGAAGAAATATAATCTAAATTATAAGTAAATGAGTTCATTTATGCTTGATGACAAAAACACGATAAATGACATAAATCCTTATGTCACACGTGATTTCTCTTTACCTGGTTCTTTAAGAAAGTCTTCTGATTTTGCAGACTTTGTCGATGAATACGGAAGGAAAGAAAAGGACTCTTTTGGTGGAAACACGAGTCCTATATGTGATTACGGTATTACAGCGGGTGATAGAACGGGTGATTTGTGCATGGGTGGTTGTAAGGGTGTACCCAAGGACAAGATCCTTCATCCTAAAAGAAATATCGATAAAGGCGAAACTGCTTTACCCAAGAAGGTTAAGGTATCTCAAATGTATGAAAATGCTGTCATTTACAAGTATACTAACATGTATGTTGCAATTTTAGGACTTATATTAGCTCTGATTCTATTAACTTTAACACGTTAAAAAGTTTTTCGAGACGTCTGCAACTGATACACGATTCAATCGCATCAGGCAATGTATCTTTACACATTATTTTCATTAATTCACGTTGCCACTCTGATTTCACATTGAAATACGGTGGTTCAAAGCTTGGATCTATAATTTTAAGAGAATGAACTGTACGCATGAGTTGTTTATTTGATGGACTGCCCATGTTTATATTTTCTACAATCAAGCAACACAAACGTTGGTAAATTTCTGTACTTTTTGCCACCATGGAGTTTAAAAAGTTTTCGTATGGAACATTTCGGTTATTTGACGTAAGTTCTACCCAGTCACACAATGGAACGGTACAGAAATTATCCACAAACGTCTCATATTCTCTCTTTTCCGGAACATATCGCATGTATTCAATTTGCACGAAATCATAGTTATCTTCGACGTCGTTTATGTACTTCGCAGAGCTAAAAATGGATGTCACCATATGTTTTAAATGTGATTGATTTCTCTAATTGACTACCTAAGTTAGACCCATTTGTTGTTAAAGATAAGTTAAAAAAAGACCCACATTACGTCCATGAAATATTCGTCTATAGCGAACAATACATTCTCTTATTTACTCACAGTTGATGAATTTCGCAACAGTATTGAGGAAAGTCTTAGACCATCATGGATAAAGATTACAACTATCACAATGATCTCTAGTTTTTCTAGAACGATTGACGTGCAAAAGTTGAGAAGTGTTTTTGATGATGGTAAAGTCATCAAAGTTGTGAAGGAAAATGGTAACAGAGACCGTTTTTTTGAATGGAAACTTAAACCAACTTCTTTCTATAATCAAGTTACTTTGTCTTACAATGATGTATATAGTACAAAGTCTATAAAGGTATTCCCCAATGGGAGTATTCAAGTTGCTGGATGTTCGGATTTGTATGACTGCAAAAGAATTATCAAGCAATTGAGTTACATTTTCAAAAAGTATCTTGGTTTTGACGAAGAATTACCCGTAGATTCTTTCAGGGTTGTTATGATAAACTCAAACTTTAGTTTGAACTACAATCTCAACCTTATGCGCGTGGCTTCGCACTTTGAATCTGCAGGTGATGTTTTCAAGGTTTCTTTTGAACCGGACAGATATTCGGCTGTCAAAATTAAATTTAAACCTGCCGATGATATGAAAGAGATCACAACAAGCATTTTCAGCACAGGTAAAATTATTATCACAGGAGCAGAAACTTTAAAAGAGATTGCTTTTGCATATAACATCATAAATCAACACATCAACGAAGATTTGGCCATTCGTGTCTCGCCAACTACAGAAACGGATGTGTTCAATGTTTTCCTTGGGTACAAGTCAGAAGACTTTGTTGAATATGTAAAGGGTCTTGGATATAATTCTTGGACAAAAACAATCACTAATAGAAAAATTAATTTCTGATCTAATATTAAACAAAATGTCTCAGAGACTTGGTATGGCCGACGGTCGCTGCTTCACTCTCAGCTCGTCCTCTCAGCTTTTAAACAACTACATTATGTACAATCGGGGAATCAAGTTGGAAGATAACTACTCTTACCGCCAACTTCTTCAAAAGACTGGCCCGGAACTTATTGAACAGTTACAATCTACACAAGATCGAGGAGCTCCGTGCAACGTGTGTGACAAGCCCCTTGTCGATACAAGAAACATTTACTAAACACGCAAAATTCCCAAAAAAAGATTAGTTATATAATCTATAATGTCAACATGTTCCATATGTCTCAATGAAGTGAGACAGACTAGGAACAATCCACCGATAAGGTGTGGTCATGTTTTCCATTCATCATGCCTAGATGAATGGAAAAGCAAGGGTCATAATACATGTCCATTATGTAGAAAGATTTTTGACGCCTCTAATTTTAATATAATCGTAACTATACAAAATAATTATGAAGCGACGTCGAATGCATTATCAATGACAAACGAAGATGATATTTTCAACATGATAGATATGTTTGATATTAACTTTAACGTAAATGATACAGAAGACTTAAACAGTATACTATCCGACCTTCGGATGAGTCTTTCCGACTTTGATCCCTCTATCCTTAACACAGAATGAACTACAGTATTTTTCGTAGTTCAAGCCCGGATAATTTCTAGACGCCTTACGTGGATCATGTATAGCCTTACCTTTCGCATCAGTGAGAAGTGGACCGGTGGCCCAGCCCCGCTTGTGACTGAAAACACTAGCCTTGAACATTATTCGCTTTCCGACTTGAAATTTTCCCGCATTTTTAACTCTAGACTCAGGAACCTTGAAAAACTTTGCAACCGATTTTATAGTATCTCCGGGTTTTATCCTATACTCAACAACCCCGTGTTGAACATAAAAGTGAAAGTCTCCTTGTCTTATGTAATTTGTTGGTCTACCAGGCGAGACAAACATCATTACTTTATAGTAACCCTTTTTGCACTTCTCATTTGCCTTGGCCAAATATACCTTTTTGGGATTATCAGATATAACTCGTTTTGGTAGACCTTTGCAATGTGTATAACTATGCCCTCGGTTGGAAAGACCAGAGCGGTCACCAGGGATTGACTTTTGCCATCTATAAGCTTCATAATCCCCTACCGCATAAGCATAACAGTTATTATTGTTAATACCAGTAGACGTGCCCCAGCGCCTGTTAGTAAATTTTCTTTCAGAGCCACTCAGGGGTAAAGGCATTCTTATAGTATCCCGAGAAAAAATATTTCTATATACTAAAAATGCTCAGAGACGTTGTCAAGTCTAGAAACACTTCCGACATGTTGACAGAAATTCTTTTGTTTGTTCTGTCGATCTTGATTTCCACTTTTGTCCTTCGATACTTGTGGAACCGCTCGCTTGTTAAGCATGTTACGGTTTTGAAGCCGATTAACTCCATGCTTGATGCGTTCATCTTGTCTCTTTCTATCTCTGTTATCCGTCAGTGTGGATGTTAGACTTCCTTGTAACCAACATTCTTTTCTCCATCTGGAGAAACTAGTGTCGGATATGCCTTGACGTCCTTTTCACATTCACCCTTAGAACAGTCCATGAAAACATGAGGAATTTTCTTTTTTTTCATGTAATCTATCTGTTTACGAGTCCATCCACAACCCATGGTCCCATAAACAGTCCACTCTTTGCCGGTCTTCGCAATCTTTTTAGATTTGTTGCCGGAACCGGTCTTGAGTAATATCATGATATCGATAATCAACAAAAGAATAATTTGCCACATTTTTATACTATATATTTACATTTTTTTTATTTGAGGTCTCTTTGGTGGGGCTTTCTTTTTAGCAGCCTCTTTTTCAAGGACAGCTTTGGCACGGCTAATAGCACTACCGGTACCCAACTTTTTAGGTGCTTGCGACACCACAGTCTTTTTAATAGGGATCACAGGCTTCTTTGGTAAAATTTTTCGAATAACAATATCAACTTTTTTCTTTGGTTGAAGGAATGGGTGCTTCAAAATTTGATCATAGGTTGGAAGATCATCGTGTTTCAAACCAGGTCTCAGACGCCCAGATATAATATACGAATTGGTTGAACCAAGGTATTTTTCTGGAAATAAGTCCCTTATAAATCCCCTAACTTTTGTAAATCTTGTGTAGCGATACATGATATTGAGAATGTAATGCGCATCATACATGTAATGTGATCTTGTGTAAATACCATTATTTTTGTATTCTCCACTTGTGACATTTGGATTTCTAACACCTTGAATCGTTGAAAGACCAAAATCAATTATGATTGGTTTGTTACCTTCCAATACAAGAATGTTATTCCAATGAAGATCGTGGTGTCTGAACTTTGGATACTTCTCATGAATTCTCTTCAAGTTCTTGATAAGTTGTGAAATTAAAGAGCGATATTGATCAAGTGACCTCGAACTTTCCATCAATTCTTTAAGCGTTTGTCCTTTTATGTATTCAAAATAAAGAACATCATTAGGACCACAGTTCTTAAAGTGATACATACGCGGTACACCCATACCCTTCAACTTTTCCGCAATACGAAATTCCATCTTAGCAGTGGGTTCATTGGTAACTTTCATGGCAATTTTTGTCTTACATTTATCATCGAGGCATCCATAAAATACAGCACCATACTCTCCCTCACCAATTTTTCGTAGGTTCTTACCCCTTTCTATACGAAGATCCACGTTTGAAAAAAGTTCACTCGAGTCACATGCCTTCTTCCCACGCAAAAATTTCTTTACCTGTTCTCCGACTGCGTTCTTCTGAGCGTTGGTCTTGGCATTGTTGGCAATATGGACAAGGTCCGCAAGCTTTACCATACTTATTACAAACTAAGAAAAAGTTTCTCCGTGTTGTGCCATCATCTCTTCTTCTATATCAGCATCTTTGATGTAGCCATTGAGCAAGTCTAAAATTTCTGAGTTTTTCGTGGCCATGGCACCAATCATAGTTGGCTGCGCGTAAAGACCAACTACTTCTTCATACATCTCTGGTTTGAAAGAAGTTTTACACGTGTTCAAAAATACTTTGAACATTTCAGTGGCAACCACGTGATCGTGATACATAGCCATCCAATAGGTAATGTAATTTTCCCATACGATGCTAGAATCGTTTAGAGTGTCATTTACGTCTTGTACAATTTCATGTTCATTGGCTCTGAGAGCCTCAAGGTCACCACGTCGAATAGCTTGGGAGATGTTCATTTTAGAAGTTAATTTTTGTGAAATTCATATATCACTTAGGTAATAAACATTTCGTCATACCATTTATTAATCGGATCATTTTCGTCTTCTGGTAGCTTCTTATAAACTTCTGATTCATCTAAATGACAAATTAAATGATCGAGTATTTTTATGTTTTTACTTTTTAAAGCACCACATAGTGCTGGATATGCCATTTTTTGCATGACTTCGTACCAATGGTATTGTGATTTGTTTCTACACACCCATCTAAAAATTTCAAACATACGAAGACCTATCACACACTCTGGATATTTTGTTAAGTGGTATATTAGATACATGTCTTCTCCGTAATCTGGACTAGATTCGGTTCGCATCTCATAGTCTATGTACGTAGCTAATTCCTTTTCACTCTCACTAAGACCTCTGATATCACCCTCTTCTATAATTTTTAGTAATCTGTTGTAATCCATCTTCATACAGAATATCACTTTATAAACATAACTTAGGTATTTTCTAAGCATCGAGATTAACTTAAATAAAGCAAACATTTTAAGATATTTTACAATGTACAATTTTTTGTTATCTACTGTCGGTAATCCTGGTCCATTAATCGTCGAGAACAATAAAAAGATATTTATTGAACCATGCATGACGATTTCTTCTTCGAATGTAATCAATATGATTTTAAAAATTAAAGACATCAGCTTTACCAAAATAGAACAAACTACAGATAGATCATTTTTAATCAGATAAAAGAAAAATTGTATCTAAAATTAAATGTACACGTACAAGTCATTAGATGGTATTCAAATTAAAGTTGGTGAGAATGCCAAAGAGAATGACGACTTAACATTTTCCAGCTACCCCAACGAGTGGTGGATGCATATTGATGGTGGTCCTGGATCACATGTAGTCATTTGTTACGAAGAAAACACAATTCCAAAAGAAACTAAAAGAGATGCCGCTTTACTCGCAGTGCATCACAGCAAACCTTCACACATGAAAATGATGCGTGTAAATCTTGTTAGAATTAAGCAAGTATTAAAACATGAAAGAATAAAAAACCATGGTCAGGTATATCTTGATGGAGAAGTCATGCAACTTACAATTTTTCCAAACAAAGAAAAAGAAAGACTTGATAGACTATTAAAAAATAGACGCAACACATGAGTATGGATAAAGTAACAAATAGAGTAAAGGTATTAAACGACCACGTAAACCCAAAAGAATTTACACTCGATGAAATAGCTAAACATAATAACGAACAAGACTGTTGGGTTATTATAAGAGATATTGTGTACGACCTCACAAAGTTTTTACTAGATCACCCGGGTGGGAAGAAGGCAATTATGTTATTTGCCGGAAAAGATGCAACCGAAGAATTTGATATGCTCCACCCACCCAATGTTTTAAAAAAGTATCTTACACCCGAAGTTGTTTTAGGGCCGGTTAAAAAATAGAGTTGTTAATGTACTAAGATGAATCTTTATAGAAAAGAACTAATATCGAAACATATCAACCTTGCGTATAAAATTTCAAACAATGTATACTATAAAACATTTCCAAAGTATCGTGGTATACATTCACGAAAGGATATGAATAGTGTAGGATTCCATGCACTTGTTCATGCAACCAAAAGATTCAAACCGGAGCTTGGATTTAAGTTCACAACGTATGCATATCCGTGTATTTATTGGTCGTGCAGAAATTCTATGAGTAGAACACCTATATACGAAGAACTCCAATGTTATGAGATACCTTCGTATATAGAAAAAGAAAACATTCTGTATGGGCTAGACGAAACCTCGCAATATATACTCGAAAACTATTACGGTAAACATTTAACGTTAAAAGAATTGGCGATAGAATTGGGGGTGACTGTAAACACTGTAACCAACCGTCGTAACAAAGCCTTAAAGTTTTTAGGCGATGATAATATAAATGGAACACCAGGATTGGAATCCGGTTATAATTCATGGGAAGGGAACGTTGGGTAAGAGAACAACTGTCAATGTTCCCCATAGAGAAGTAACAAAGGAACAAAAGCTGGATAGTACAGAATTGGGAACGCATGAAAAGGTAAGCATTTCCCTCGCCAAAACAATTCAACAGGCTCGGATTGGTAAGGGTTTCAAAACACAAAAGGATCTTGCCGTCGCCATTGGCGTTCCGGCAAATGTCATCAATTCATATGAATCTGGAAAGGCTATTCCAGACAATCAAATTCTTCAGAAGCTGCGGAGAATTTTGGGTGTCAAGCTGAAATAATCGTCTTAGACTGCGACATCTCTCGATATACACACGAGTACAATTGGAATTAAAGTTACGATTGCAATTATACTCACTGTTACAAACATAAAGATACTATGATTATATAACATAAAAATGTCTCTCAAGAAGGCTGATGAAGCACTTTCCCGTGAAACCCCCGAGGCTATGCAGAAGCGTATGTTTGAAGCCAAGCTTGCTGCGATGGAAAAGGCTATGAAGGGTGAAAAGGTTCGTTACAAGTCCAAACGAGACCCTGAGAGATTCTTAGATTTCTTGGAGTATCGATTGACGATTTGGGAACAAGTCAAGGATGAGAAGTTCTATGCGAAGCGAATGTATGAAAAGACGAATGAGGTCATCCAAGGTCTCACTGTAGCGTAGAGTAGTGACCAGCAATGTAATAAACATCTTCAAAACCTAATTCAATAAGTTTCTCTGCCGCAAATCTGGCCCGTTGCCCAGTATTGCAGTAAACGAGTAGTCCCTTCTTTGGAAGTTCTGTGGTAGTCTTCTTGTTAATCTTATTCACTGGAATGTGGAGAGCACCCCGATAGTGGCCAGCTCTGTATTCTGCCATTGTGCGAACATCGATGACCTTCTTTATTTTTCCTGAACGAATCATCGCCTTAGCCTTATCGGCACTCACGAGGTTTACCCCCAAAAATGTGTAAGTCGCAGCAGCCGCGAGAGTTCCGACAACCAGGGCTGGAAACATTTATTATAAGCTCACATTTTACTTCCTGCCCAATTCATAATTTGTGTGAGTGACCAAGAACTATTGATACCCTTTGGGACTTTAAGTTTCATCACAGTTCTTTTAACTTTTTCAACATCTTTAGGAACTTGAGCCACATGATTCAATCTAAATCTTTGACCATTTGTATTCGTAATTCTAAGAAAGTATCGAAAGTTCGTCACAAAGTATTTCCATTTGAGTGAAGTTCTATTTGATGGTGGAGTATATTTATGTAGAAGTCCCCACACAACCTTCTTCACAAATTCGAGGCGATCTCTTGGATCCTTTGGACCGATGGGTGTTCCCAATGTATCGTGCATCATAGCAATAAAAGCTTCAATGTAGCAAAAGTGATGTTGTGACAACTCGTCATATTGTGAAATCTCAAAAGATCTTTCAAGAACTTTCTTGTTCCGAATGTTAACACTTACGTTGTTAAGAAGTTGTTTGTAATTTTCTGTGTTCGTGGTAACAAATCCACCCGTTGGTTGGAAGGAAGAATTTTTGTTTCTTAATGTGTAGGTATTTCCGTAGACTGTACGAAGTTCATTCCTGAAATCCGACTGACCCGCACCCATTGAATTGAACAACGTGATTTCCTTTTTGTTGTGATTCACTTTTGCGAGTGCGTAGTGACCATCACCACTCTCATAGGTGTGTGAGATATGAAGATACTCGGTACCCTTACGATTTTTTGCAGGTTTAGTCATATTGGATGTTCTGCGACACTTAAACTTGAAATCATAGTCAGCTTCCTTCTTGATGTCTTTCGCGATTTGTTCAAAGACGCCAGGTCTCTGGATGAGTTGCTTAGCCATTTCCGAGGCATCTTCAATAGCCATGAGATATCTCGCTGCGAGGTTTGTATTCATTTTACGCTCAATGTAATCATTCTTATCTATTTCGTCACTCTCCCCCTTCACTCTCAAGAGGTGGTTACGAATATCCTTATTTTTGATAAGTTTGATAGGAACGAGATCCATCCTAATCTTATATATGATTGATATTTTTAAATATAAATCATATATAAGAAATATGTCTTTAGTTTTAGTTTGCCCACCTGTTATAGTGACAGATAGACACGGACCTATAGTAACAGCAAAGATATGTCGTGTAGCTGCAATATCTAAATCAAATAACGAAAAATACGAAGTCGAAATATTAGATGCCCCACCCATGGACATCGAAATTAGTTCCCAAACGCAACCCCAGCCATACCGTTCTTGATACGGAGAATGTTGTAGTTCACACCATAAACACGATGAAGTGTGTTACCACCCGTCGGTGCATCGAGAACTAACTTGGCAGTATCAATTCTGGAGAAGTTGAGCGAACCCGTCGGTTGTTGCTTACTGAGCGTTAAGCAGAACGGCCACGTGAACGTTGGTAAATCACGAAGAACATCGTCTGGGAGGTCTGTGCAATGCATTTCATGAACCACGTTGTGGTGGTAAGTGCTCGTTGTATCTTCAAACAAGGTGATGCCATTGATGTAAAGACTCGAAGTATTGAACTTAAACTGATCATCCCAGTTAGCTCCTGTAGCGTTACCAGAAACCAAGTGAATACCCTTGACCGGGTGGTTGAAGTAGCTCAAATCAATATCAGTATCGGTCGGGTTGATCGGTTGATATTGTGTTTGTGTAATGAGAATTTCATGGTCCACATCCGTGAAGAACTTACGCTCATCGGTATCCAAATAGATGTAGTTACCATAGATCTTCGGAGACGGCGGTGTGCTCATACCTGTGTAGAGACCATCACGACACTTAATTTTAATTTCAACGTCGTGGTACTGGAGAGCCACTAATGGCAAGCACTTTGTCCAATCTTCACCGAAGAAGAACGGCAACACGAAGTAATCACTTCCAGTATTTGTACCCATACCAAGTGCGTTACCTTTCACGATGTTTGTAGAAACAGTGCACGAAGTCTTAGAAGATCCATCTCTGTAGAGTGGATTGTAGACACCTTGGATAAACAAAGAGTCCATTTGACAAACCTTTTGGCCACCGATCCATAAGCTGATTTCGGTCGGACTAGAAGCATCCGCAGAGAAAAGACCATCGTTGTTGGACATAACATTGGAAATGTTGGGAGCTTCTATCCAGATGTAACTCATCAAATCACCCTTCGAACGAACGGGAATTGTAATTTCATTGTTGGAACCAAAGGTACCAATGTAGTCCATGCGTTCCGGTTTCATGGAAAAGTTTGTGTGACGTTTGTAATTTTGACGAAAAAAACTGACCTGGGGTTCACCTGTGATATACACATCCTGGGCACCCTTCGACACAAGATCAATCAAAGCTGCTGACATTTATATTAAAAGTATATTAAAATTTTGGCTCGATGATAACACAATGGTAGCCTTCCAAGCACTTACTTGGGAAGCCAGAGATACTGAGGAAAATGACGAGCACCTGATTACTATTTTTGGCAAAACCGAGGATGGCAAATCCGTGTCTGTCACGACTGCATTCACCCCGTATTTTTTTGTAAAGCTTCCGGGAAAAGTTTCACAACAAACAATCCGTGAGATTTATGACATCATAGACAGAAAGTGTCCAGATTCTTTACTCTGTTATTCTGTAACAAAGTCAAAGGATGTCTGGGGATTTCAAAACAATCAACAATTTCCATTCATGAAGCTTGACTTTGTGTCTCTTCAAGCGAGGCGTCGAGTTGATTCATTTCTGAAGAAACCTTTGGAACTTTCTTCGGGGCCTTTTAAAGTGAAAGTTTTTGAATCTAACATTGATCCAATGTTGCGCCTGATGCATAGAACCGGAATTCAATCAATTGGTTGGCTTGAAACTGGTGAAAAATGTGTAAATACAAACATTTCAAATGTAGATATTGATTTATTTTGTAACGATTGGACGACTCTGAAACCAGTTGCGAGAGATGATATTGCACCTTTTGTAGTCGCCTCGTTTGATATTGAATGTAACAGTTCGACTGGTAAGTTTCCTGATGCGGATGTAACCGGTGATGTGTGTTTCCAAATTGCGATTACATTGTGTAAATTTGGGAGCGATGAACCGTATGATAAGACGTGCCTTTGTTTTAAAAAGACTGATCCCAATCTCGAGGGATGTAACATCAAAAGTTATGACACTGAAAAAGAGATGCTTGAAGCTTTTCAAAAATACATACAAAAGAATGATGTCGATATTTTAACTGGATGGAACATTTTTGGATTTGATCTTGAGTATATATTCAAACGCGCTTATGTAGCGGGTTGTAACCCCAATTTCTTCAACCTGGGTAAGTTGAAAGATAGACCATCTGATCTCGTGATTAAAAAGTTGAGTTCGAGTGCTTTGGGTGATAATTTGCTCAAGTTATTACCAATGCCCGGTCGTTTTGTTTTTGATTTATTCCATGAAGTCAAGAAGGGATATAAACTAGATTCGTATTCCCTAAATAACGTTTCCACACTGTACCTTGGTGATCAAAAAATTGATATGCCCGCAAAGGAGATGTTCGCTCGATTTGTTGAAGAAGATCCGGTTAAATTAAGGGAGGTTGCCGAATATTGTATTAAGGATACACTACTCCCACACAGGCTTATGAAGAAATTGTGTACACTTTTAAATTTGGTAGAAATGGCGAAAGCTACATGGGTGCCTGCATCTTTTTTGGTTGAACGAGGACAGCAGATTAAGGTATTTTCACAGCTTACTAAAAAAGCACGAGAGCTTGGTTTCATGGTTCCGACTATTCGCTATGGAGCGATTCCAGAAGAACCATACGAAGGGGCAACCGTTCTCGAAGCACAAAAGGGTGCATACTATACACCAATTACGGCTCTGGATTTTGAATCCCTGTACCCATCTATTATGATGGCACATAACTTGTGTTATTCTTCGTACGTTATGGATGAAAAGAGGTATGGGGCGATTCCTGGAATTACATATGAAACTTTCAAGATTGCCGATCGAACATATAAGTTTGCTCAAGATGTTCCAAGTCTTTTACCTGCGATTCTTCTCGAATTGAAACAGTTCCGTAAGCAAGCCAAAAAGGACATGGCTGCAGCAACTGGGTTTATGAAAGAGGTCTATAACGGTAAGCAACTCGCCTATAAAATTTCCATGAACTCAGTTTACGGTTTTACCGGTGCCGGTAAAGGTATCCTCCCCTGTGTTCCTATTGCCTCTACCACGACTTCTAAAGGTCGTTCGATGATTGAAGAGACGAAGAATTATGTTGAAAAGCATTTTCCTGGTTCTAAAGTAAGATATGGTGATACTGATTCAGTCATGATTGAGTTTGATGTAGGAGGTCGAACAGGTGAAGAAGCTATTGCCTATAGCTGGGAAATCGGCGAAAAGGCGGCAGAAGAGTGTTCAGCTCTCTTCAAGAAGCCTAATAATTTGGAACTTGAAAAGGTTTATTATCCTTATTTTCTCTATAGTAAGAAACGTTACGCTGCTAAATTATGGACAAAGGGCAAAGACGAAAAAATGCATATGGACTACATCGATGTAAAGGGACTTCAGCTTGTTCGTCGGGATAACACACCTCACGTTCGGCGTGTTTGTAAAGAACTGTTAGACGTAGTTTTGAACAGCAACGACAAAGAACCGGCGATTGATTTGTCAAGAGAAAGAGCTCTCGAACTTCTTACCGGTGACGTTACAAACACCGAACTTCTTCTAAGCCAAACACTCGCCGATAGTTATAAAGTGAATGGAAAGTCTGTTTCTATCACTAAATATGACGATAAACTGGGTAGATATTTAAGTGAAGATGTGAGCATGGCGCATGTACAAGTTTTTAACAAAATGCGTCAACGTAAACCTGGATCTGAACCACAATCTGGAGACCGAGTTCAGTATCTTCTCACAAAAACTGAAGATCCCAAAGCAAAGGCGTACGAAAAAAGCGAAGATCCAAAATATGTAGAGGAAAACAATCTCCCGATCGATTATCATTATTACTTTGTAAATAAGTTTTTGACTCCTGTGTGCGATCTATTGGAACCACTTTTTGATAACGTCAAACAGGAAATTTTTGGCGAAATCATAGCTCAACACAAACCACCACCAAAGAAAAAAGAAAAGGGGCTTTCATTGAGTACCATGAAGAAGGATCAACTTATTGAAGAATGTAAAAAAATGGGTCTTGATTCATCTGGAAAAGTCACGGAATTGAAAGAGAGACTTAAAATCGCTATAAAAGAAAATGAAAAGGGTCAATCTGTTGAAGAGTTATTTAAAAACTACGAGAGTAATATTATCAAGTCATGAGTCTTAACGATGATATATCCCGTATGATAGATGAAGAGGTAAATAGACGTTTTCAAGCGGAGATAAATACATACATAGAAAAGATTTCAAAAATTCATGGAATTTCTATAGAACTTTTATTTCGTGATTTACCCTCACACGTAGGTAAAAATACAAATGATATGGTTTGTAAAGGCATTAAACTCGATGGTAAACGATGCACTCGTAAGGGTAAATTTGATGGGTATTGTGCAAACCACTTACATCAAAGTAAAAAAATAGAACCGGTTGAGATTAAAAGAAGTAACACACATACACACAGTCTTTCGGAGGGTTATACAGCCGGATGCCCGGGCTGCGAAATTGGCTCAAAGAGACTTAGAGATTTAAGTACCATGTTATGTAATGAGTAAAACAGATATTCTACTAACATCAATAAATAATTTTTACAGTGAAGAAAAGAATAGAACAATATTAAAGAATATACTAGACAAAAAGAGTGGTATCTCACTTAGAAATATTGAATGGTTTATAACGAATTATTCTAAGAAAAACAACGTGTCTTATACAACGAGTGACGGTAAACAATTTTTAGTTCATTGTGCTTACAAATCATCTTTAGATGGGTACAGTAAAAAATTATTTGATCCATTTTGTAGATCAGATAAATTTGAGTATACCATTCCAGGTTCAAATGAACAAATTCAAACAACCTTGGCACAATTAAATTTCATTAAGTGGTGTATAAAAAATGACATCCTTGACTATATCAGTGATAACAAAACGAGATTGTTCAATAAGCAAGTTGCATAAATCCATTTTCAAACGTAAATGTTTGATACCCCGTATAGTACATATGTAATGTATAACTTTCAGTCAAAATTGGCTCCAATTGGATATCAATGTTCGTCTTTTCTGACTGTATGTTACTAAAATCTAAACTACCAGAGGGTTCTACGTTCATGGGATTCATCGAAAAGGAATATGTATAAATATTTCTTATAGGTCTCGACAATCTTTTTTGAAATGGAACCAAATATTTGTAAAATGAATGATTTGTAGATGTTAAATTTGGCAACCTATTTCCATTTATATGAAACTTTGCATCATACATGACTGGCGAGAAGAATGTATATGTTTGATCAAAGTTTACGTTTGATGAAAAATTAAAACGGTTATGAATGTAAAACTTACCTTCTTCCGTCTCACTTGGTTCTTTAATTACGTCCTCATTTTCAAACAACGAATTCCTAAAAAACCAATGAATACATTTTACTGGTATGTTTGCGACTATATTGTTTTTTATCGCATGCTTTCCAACTTCTGTCACGGTACTGGGATGTCTTTTTACTACATCTGTAATTAACATTTGCTTCTCTTTCATAAAATACATGCGTTCATTTGCGGGAATGGTTATCTCTTCAGTTACTATTTCAAAGTTTGCGAGAGATATAGAATTGGGAGAGTCTGTAAAAAAGCTTTGTTTATGGAACTTGAACTCAAACTCGAGTTTTTGTTTGTAAATCGCACATAACGGAAAGTAAGGTCTATTGGGTTTATTCGAAGAGTAATCGTCGCTAGCATACTTTCTAGAAAAAAAGAAATGCAAAGGTATTACCAATTCAGACTCATATTCTGCAAAGGCTGCACCGCCATCCGAAATATCATACGGAAGACCTCTATTTAAAAGATATCTATTTGCTATCTTTTCTGTAATTTCTGAATACAGTTCATCATATATTATAGACCAATCATCGTAGTATGTTTCCACTTCAAGTTCATCAACGCGCATGACAACACTTTCTATCAAATGACGTCCAAGTTGGTCGGCATAGTTTTGGGGGGCTGTTAATGCGGGTATCTTTACACGAAGGTACATGTTACTCAAAAGATCACCCATATTTTGAGGATTAAATGTCACCTTTATCTTTTCTCCAAAAGGCCATGTACTTTTAATGTTTGGATTCGAGACATTTGTCACCCTGTGGTATTTTCTAAAATCTGCATGGCGACGTTCGGTGTAATCAAATAAAGAATCATTTAAATCTTCACTTATTAAATATCTATCTTGTTTACCAAGTGCATTCAAGGCAACGATGGCAGCGGTGCGTGCCCCGGAAGGCTCACCCATATCTACTATTGCTTACATATTTTTAATATCCATTTTCCACATGTCAATATGACTTGTATTTTTCATAATCTCGAGTTCTTCTCTAGCTTGTTTCGCTTCTTTCAGTAGTTCTCTGACGCACTCTTCGGTGTACTGAACAGTTTTAATATTGAGAAGATAGTCGTAGGTTCCGCCAATTTTGGGGAACAACTGTGAAAGTTGTCTTTCTAAATCATCCCTCTTTCTCTTGAAGACAACAATGTCACTTTCAATAACCATTGTTACAAACTTTGACTTATAACCACACATAGTTGCTCTCGTTTGAAGAACCTTAATGAGGTGTTCCTTTCTCTTCTTGTAATGATCAAGTCGGAGATCCACAAAGTCTTTGAGAATTTCTTCGGGGCTTGAGTACTTGTAGATACCCTTGATTGGGTGGAAGAGGTGCATGTTCGATGTATGGAAACTCTTTCTCAACTTGAGGTCTTTGATCAAGTCTTTGCCACTGTAACCAATAATTTCAAAATCAACATCTTCTGTTGTAGAATTATTTGTGAAATTTGTAATCACCTTCTTTTCCACAAGCGTATCCAAGTACTCTTTGTAGTCTTGAGTCCATCGGCCCGGTGGCAACTCGGTGACCTTGAGACGAGATCCGGTGTCTCTCCAAACACCTTCGGTGATCCAAGTACCATCTTCTTTGAAAACCTTACCCTTGAAACCCCTGAACCAAGGTGTCATTTCTTTGAAAGACATACCACTCAAAGCTCTTCCAACATTCTCCTTGATGTCCTTGGGGTTGAATGGCGGAATATAACAACTGAAACCTGTGCCGATGCCTTCTGTTCCATTCACAAGAACCATTGGTAAAGTTGGCATGTAGAAGTCTGGTTCGATGGCACGACCATCGTCAACAAGGTAGTTGAGAATTGGGTCGTCCCGAGGATCAAAGATCTTACGAGCCTCTTTGGTCAACTTCGTAAAGATGTACCTCGTTTGAGAAGCATCCTTACCACCCATGAGACGAGTACCGAACTGACCACATGGTTCGAGAAGATTGATGTTGTTTGAACCCATGTAATCATTTGCCAATTTAACGATGGTATCCGCAAGGGAGACTTCGCCATGGTGGTACGCAGACTTGTCAGCAACATACGCCGCCAATTGAGCAACTTTCATTTCATCTTTAAGGTTCTTGTGAAAACAGGCATACATAACCTTCCTTTGCGAAGGCTTGAGACCATCTGCCATGTGTGCGATAGAACGCTTCAAGTCCGCCAAGCTGAAATTCACCAAATCTTTACGAACAAAGTTTGTAATACTCAAGTTTTTCACGGAGCCGTAGGGAACTTCCAACTCTTTGGGATCCTTTGCTGTACTTTCTAATAACCAGGACTTTCTGTCATCTGCCTTCTTCTTGTCAAAGGCGAGGACGATGGACTTGTCCGTCATGATATCCATGTCAAACTTCACAGTCAAATCTTGAATCTTCTTGAAGTACTCTCGGGCCTCTGCGGAAGTTGAGGTACCCAAACCCTTGTAGTACTTGATCTTCCACCCAGGTTGTCCGTTGCCATACCAAGCTCTGAAAGCAGAGTCGGTGTAGAACGACTTTGATTGACCACCCTTTGTAGCCTTGATAATTGGTGTCACCATTGAGACTACAAAGCCCAACTTGAGGAGACTTGGCCAGAAGTAGTGGATCATATTGAGAATGAGACCCTTGATATGGGAACCGTCGTTATCCGCATCAGTCATAATCATGAGACGACCATAGCGAAGTTCAGAAACATCTTGGTAGTCCTTGCCTTGTTGAAGACCCAAAATCTTCTTGAGATCATTGAACTCTTGGTTTGATGTAAGTTGAGCCACCGAAGCGTCTCGGACATTCTTACACTTACCACGAAGTGGGAAGACGCCATAGTGATCACGACCAACTACCGAAAGACCCGCAACTGCCAAAGTCTTCGCTGAATCACCCTCTGTCACAATGAGAGTACATTTACTGGATTGTGCTGTGCCAGCCTTGTTTGCGTCGTCCAACTTGGGAATACCGGTAATCTTGGACTTGCGAGCGCCATCAGTCTTTTTGAGTTCCTTCATCTCCTTAAACTTTGAGAGTGCAGTAAGTTCATCACTGATACCAGTTTTGAGAGCATTCTTCACAAAGTTCTTTGGTGGATCAAACTTACTCCCAAAGTCTTGAGCCTTCGAAGTACATTCGGATTTGACTTGACTCGAGAAAGTTGGATTCTCGAGGGTTGCCTTCACAAAAATGTTGAAAGTATTCTTGACTTGTTGTGGCTTCAACTTAATCTTCTTTGCCATCTCATCAATGATACCCGATGCGAGGTAAGAAGCTACATGATCCACGTGTGTGCCACCCTTTGTGGTACAGATACCATTTACAAAGGAGACTTGTTCAAGACCATTTTCCGAAGGACCAATACACACTGACCAACGATCGGTGGTCACCGAACAGATATCCGTGACACCTTCATGCATCTTGGCGTACGCTTCAAAGGAAGTCTTGGGAAGAGCTTCACCTTGAAACTTAACCTTACAATTGGGAGTCGTACAAATGTTTGCGTCCCAAACTCTTTTTTCAAAAATCTTGTAAATGTTTGTATCCATCTTTTTCATCCCAAATCTTTTCCAATCTGGAACAAAAGTAATTGAAACTGAAGAAGTTGAACCAGAATGTTTTGTAATTTTTGGAGGGTGACAAACAGTCATATTGTTTTCCCATTTTTGGGAATAAGTCTTCTTATTCTCATGATCTTTGATGATAACTGAAAATTCTGAAGAGTAAATGTTTGTCAATTTGGCACCATAGCCATTACGACCACCTACAATTCTCTTCTTGGTGTCATCATAGTTTGTACTTGTGAGGAGGTGACCAAAAGTAAGTTCAGGATTCCAAACACCTTCCTTCTCATGCATCTTGACTGCGATACCACCCAAAGGTCCATTGTTCTCAATGGTGACAGCACCAGTCTCCTTGTCTATCCCCGCCGTGATGCTCGAAACACCCTTCGGATAGAGTGAGTTTCTGTCAATTGCGTTGACCAATATTTCATCAAAAATTTTGAGCAAAGCTGGTGAATAATTGACGCTCTTCTTTTTGAATTGGTTATCAGTCTTGTGATGAATCCAGTACGGTTCAGAACTGATGTCCACTGGGCCAACATATGAATCCGGTCTTTTAAGGACATGTTCGATGTGGGTGAGTTTTTGTATGCTTTCTCCCATTTTTCTTGCTTTTTAAGAAACGAGGCTCTCACTTAAGCCATTTTTGCCATCTTTAAGGATTTGGTAGAAATCTCCCCTCCACTGTTTAGTCGTATGTCTATTAATTGACTCTCTTTTTGGTCTAATATTTCTTAGTACCCCAATTCTCCGAAGGTGATCTATTTGTGGATTAAACTTCAAGCCACCGTTGAGGTGACACGCTTTACAGACTTTCACACCTTTCCATCTACGTGTATCATTGTAGTGAAATTATAGATTTGTTTTGATAAGATATTCGTCAAATAAGTATTTTTCCTAGCAGTTCCGTTAGTATAATATGGATCCAGGGGTGCGAAACAAATAACGCATAATTGTTTCCATTTTATTTTCATACTTATATGTAGAAGATGGCTTATCTTTATTTGATAGCAGCCGTTGTCATCATGTTTTTGGTCATGAAAAATAGATCTAAGGCTTTCAACACGAGTGTCAAGAGACTCGTTAAACAGAGTGCACAGTATGCCATAACAGCTCAGCAAGATGGATCACCCGTATTGGCGACAGTACATTCAAATTACGCCGTTGCGTATTTATACGCACTTATGGATATAGCCACAGACAACCAAATACACGGGCTTACTGGTATAGATGTTAGTAAGTTTAGACAACACATAATTAATGTCCAGGACATGGTAACAAGAAGAACACTTGAAAAGGTACCAGACTTCGCCGGTGATGTTGATATGTATCTAGCCCAAATAGGTGGCGGTACTACAAAATAAAATATACACATAATTTAATAATGAAACTCAACGTTCACTTCGAGGCCATAATGCGTATTTTGGGTCTTTTTATAACTACATTTTTTACAACAAAGTGGGTAAAGGGAACTAATCCACCAATGTACGATGTTCCATTGTCAATTGTTGCGGTGATTCTTGCCATATTTTTGAATTATGTGTAACTTCATTACTTAAGTTAGAAATTGTTTTGTAAATTTGTAACTAAAAATGCAAGTAGTCCGTGACGCAACGTGGAATCTATTTTTAAACGATGCCGTTAAAATGTATCGTTTAAAAACACCAAACGAAAAATGTTACAAGTTGGCAGACGCAACTTGGAAAATTAAACAGCGGTACAGAGATATAAAACAAAAGAAAGAACAAACTAAGATTGTTGTTTTGGAAAAAGCACCCGAAATGTCAAGAGAACAGATTTCAAAAAACAAAACATGCAAGGGGATTACAATGTCTGGAAATGTGTGTTCATTCAAGGCTGTTTGTGGTGATTTTTGTAGAAAACACAATAAAAAAGAAGAACCAGTTCCAGACATGGATGACATTATAAACCAACTTGGCGAAATTAAAATAGCTGACTAATATAAATGTTTCTTGATCAGGAAAGTCTTAGGCCTGTTATAATAGCAATGGCGTTTTATTTAACTATCAGCACCCTTATTCCTAAAATTGCTAAAAAGCCGACGGGTATCAAAGTCGTGGATGACCTCGTGATGATGATTATCGCCCAACAAGAATCCATGATGTCTGGTACTGTCTTAATCGGTCTTATCATTCTCGCTACCAATTACATTAACGATGAACTCTTGTAAGATGTTTTCACTTCCAACTAACTTTTTAGTATATTCATGATTCATGTACCTCACTTGATTGTTATATGCATCGGCCATGTAGTTCATGAGTTGTTCAAGACTGGGTTTACCCCAAACCATACCCTTTTTAAATAAAAAATCATCATTTTTGAGAGTCTGTCTATCACATTTTATCAAATATGGGGTTTTTATGTATTCCGGAGGCCCGCCATAATCTGTAATAATCACAGGCTTGTCTCGAATACAAGCTTCAATTGCACCCATACCAACACCTTCAGAAGACGAAAAACTCACATAACAATCCGACATTCTGTGAATATCATCCATTTCATCATCTGTTATAAGACCATTAATGACTCTCACATTTGGTAGGTTGATTTTTACCTCTTGTTTAGCTGTTGCTTTGACAATTAACTTTGCATTTGGTAATTGCAACCTTATAAAAGCCTCTAATATACTATTAAAATTTTTTCTTTGATCCAATATATTTCCTATATGATAAAATACATATGGTCTTGGTTCTTGTGGAATATGAGCATGTACAATCTTAAACTCTTTGTTTGGAAATTGCTTTGAAAAGACCCGTTTACAAAATTCACTTGGAACCAAGATAGCATCAAAAAAATCAAATAATTTACCATAGTCTTCGTGAACTGTCTCTGTTTCACATACAGTCATACAGGATACTTTCTTAGCTTTAGACTTTAAGAATGGAATATAATCAAATGCCGACTGTATGGGTATGGTAAAAAGGAAAGCATGTTCACATTCGGGTATGTTTTTATCTCCTATGATATAATACTTTGATTCAGGGAACAAACGTTTATATTTTGCATTGTGTTGCCCAATGCCACATAGTAAAGTTGGACCTACGAATATCATCTCCATTTAAAGATTATCTTAGCTTTATATATATTAGGATGGACAGACTCAAGAAAGAAATCAAAGACGAACTCTCCAGACCACGATTGGATAAGACCCGACTTTACGATCTCCTTTTGAAAATCGTTGATGAAGTTGGTGAAGGTAGCGGGAATACCCAACCGGGACCCAAAGGTGATCGCGGTGAAAAGGGAGACCGGGGTGAAAATGGTGAAAATGGTGAAAAGGGTGAAAAGGGTGAAAAGGGAGACCGGGGCGAAAAGGGTGAAAAGGGTGAAAAGGGTGAAAAGGGTGAAAAGGGTGAAAAGGGTGAAAAGGGTGAAAAGGGTGAAGCTGGAACCTGTAAGTGTGCGTGTGTTACTAAGACTGACACATCATTCAAAAAGACTCGATCTACTAAGAAGGCTTCTTCTACCCCGACCCCGGAAGATGCTCCGGAACAATAAATATCTACATAAAACCTAAGTTAAATCCAATTTATTAAATGTACAGTGTATGTTTAATAAATGAGACATATTATCTTTGATAAGAACTTCAAACCAATCACAAATATTGGTAAGTATAATATCCACGGTAAAAATAAAAAAGATATCTACTTTGAATTAAAATTGAGGTGGACCCCGGGGAACAGGACGGTTTACCCACCAAATAAATCCACCGACTATAAGCATAAGAATAAAAACGAGAGTTCCAAATGAATACTTTTTAGGTTTTTTCAAATCTTCTTTGTCTGGAAGTTTTTGTACATTTTCGTTTAACTTATCTACTTTAGAGCACAGCTTGTCTAAAATTTGTAATAACTGCACGTTTTTATCTTTTGGCTTTTCTTTTACGTCTATAGTTGTCACCTCTAATATCATATGCCAAGTTGCATCTGGTTGTAATAGTCTGTAGTCATTGTCGCTTTGATATTCGTATAATTCAAAAGATAACTGTTTTATTGATATCGGATTGAAAAGAGATGTAGGTCTAGCAAAAGATTTCCATTGTTTGTCTCTGACGACATTATCAGACGTTCCAGCAAAATGTCTTTCCAGTGGCACTCTTGCGAAAATTTGACCACGGCGTTCATCAAGTATTTGTGCAACTTTTGGGATTTCTGGGCATATTATATCTACAAATTTAGCTATATCCGAGTTTGTAGTTGTAGAATGGTCACCCACCTGGGTTATATAGAAATCCACCATTTTTAAGCCTATGACTTTGTTAATATTTTCAATATGTGTGTTAGATTTCAGAGTCAAATCTACAGTGAACGTATTATTTGTTCCTGTGACAAAGTTTGAATCTATCAGAACATATTGTATTCTCTTTGGTAAATCATCAAGAGACATTCTGAAATATATGAATAAAAAAAAAATCGAGACTATTATTAGATGTCTGGTGCTACCGGAGGACTTGTCATAATTTTTGCTAGTCTTGTTTTAATTTTTGTACTTTCGTTGATATATTCATATTTCAAACGAGACACTGATAATAACATAGACATAAATGTCAATATCAGAGATCAGGGTGAGTTACGTTTAACCGGTGATGGTTCTACAATTTTAGACGGCAATCTTTTGGAGGAAGTCAAGAAGACTACACCCGATTTCACCTTTTTTAGAATGTCTATTGAACGTCGTGAACTTGATACAGATGGTATACTGTATTTAAGTGATTTTTATGGGGGTTTCTACATAGCCTTTGAAATTACTATGGACAGACCCATAGATAAATTAAAAATAAAACATATTTTACCAAACGACACAACTCAAACATATGAGTATCTTAATCCTATATTAACAAGTGTTTATACTTTGAACCCTGATACGTCCGTGTCTATAATGGGAAGGAATAGATTTGAATTTTATAACGAAGAAGATATATTGATATCTAATAAGATATACTTTATTGATCAAGCTGTCATTGAACGGGGTGGTGTTGATATTAGTTCACAAAACATTGTCGAGGAGATTCCTATTATTGTGCCCGGTTCTCTTGATATAAATATCACACTCCCCAAAGCACCTACATTTACTATCTCTAACATGTCTAGTATTTCTACTATACTTGGTGGAGGTGAGGTAAATATACTAGAAGGTAGTGTACCCGGTACAATCATTTTTAAATTGGCTGACGGGAGTGAAAAATACATGACAATAAATAATGATGCAACACGAGCTAGTTTTGAAAATGTAGAAATAAATGAAGCAACAAGTTTTTATGTAAATAATACGTATAACCGTTCATATAAAAGAATAGGTTTAAGATCAGATGGATATGGTAAATTTTTGTTAGATGATATGAGTTTAGAACTTTACAAAGAAATGACAGATGAACAACAACAAGGCAATTCTTGTTGGGCCATTTCAGAATAAAAATGTACCATTATAGCAGAGATGTCTGCTTCTGTTTGGTCTAATATAATACACCGAATACACATCAAATGGGCCAGGAATGATTTGGTTGACATGGATAGCAGGCTTATATTTTTGTTAGTAAAACCAGACGAAACAATTTATAAATATAAGGTTGTTAATTTAAATGACGGGATTACATTTATGGATATAAATTCTTACAAGTTTAGTTACGGTAAACTTTACGTATACTTAAACAGCGCTTCCGATATAAACTTGTTATTAAAAGAAACTATAAATACCAGGGACCAGGTAGGTAGATTTTTATCAGGTAATTCTATTCCAAATCATAGCGCTGAACCAGTAAACTGTGAAAGTGAATGGCAAAATGAAGGTACGTGCACAGTTCCGTGTGGCTGGGGTAAACAAGATCAAACGTACAGACACACTAAATTAAGTGCTAATGGTGGGCGCCAATGTCCGATCCCGGATTACGGTGATTCGAGACAAGTTGATTGTAAGATTATAGATTGTTAAATAAAATGTAAACTAATTGTAATGGACAAGATATATTTTAAATTTTCTTGGACTAATGGAAGTGTCACAGAAGACTACATAGAAAACTGGGTGATACAGGTCGTTGATAAAGACGACAAAATTTACCATGAATTTTATGAATATGACATAAGAAACAATGAAATATTAACTGTTGAATTTTCCATACCGGTAGTGAAAGCTGAACTTTATGCAAGGTTTTACATAAACGATCCGGTTCCGGACAATCTGATGGCCGAAAGAAAATTGGATATGAATTTTGGTGTTGATAGAAAATTCATAAGACGCAGAGGTGAAATTTCAGCGTTTTCGTATGAACCAAAGAACTGCAAAACACAATTGGAATATACACAATGCACACCGGTATGTGGTCCTAACAGAAGCAGATACATGTTAGATGTTTTGAAGCAAGCACCAGATAATGGGGGTATACCATGTCTTTATGATCCGGACATATACCCACGAACTGTTGAAGGTAGTACACAAGCGTGTGAATCAACAATCTGCCCGGATTGTGAAGCTGGATTTGTTCGTACGTGTTCGGAAGTATGCAATGATAAAGGTGAATCCGTTGAAACTAGTGTGTACAAAATACAAAAATACCCCGGTGAAGGTGGACAGGCGTGCCTCTATTATAATAATTATACTGAATACGGGGTTTGTGGTGAAAAGGTATGCGATTCAAAATATGAGCTTTTCAGTGGAACAAACTACACGGGTAGCAGTGTCACATTAGGAAAGTTTGACACTGTTCACAACTTACCATTTTACCCAAGATCTGCAAAGTTTTCTGGAACTTATGATGAAAATGTTTATATGAAGTTTAAAGGTGTCGGTGAATTTGCAGACGTACATCAAGATATAGCTTTTTCAGGTGACCTTGCCGCTCTTTGGTTTCCCAAATCAGAGGGTCTACCGACTATAGAATTAAAAAAAGGAAGTGTACAAGAATACACTGATGCTGAATTGTGGTTTGCGTCAGCTATGAGATACAACAGTAGAATTACTTATGGTAGTACTTACTATGCAAAGTTAAAAAGAACGTGGTCAGCGTGGATATGGGATGCTTCATATGGAGGGACCGTGTTCAAGACATACGTTGAAGAAGGGTATGATATAGCGACATCAAGTGGTGGTTATAACTTTAGAGATTTAGAAGAAATTAAGCCAGCTGCTGGTATAGAAATTGTGGGTAAATATGGCCGTGTTTTTGCACTGAAATCCAACGGAAGAGGTGTAAGACCGGGTATTTATAATAGAAATATAAAAGATTATAAATATTTATTTTTGTTTCCGACTTAAAGACTCAAAACAATTTAATATTAAAATAATGAAAACGCATACAAGTTTACTTTTACAAAGACTGCAACTTGGTAAAAGTAAATATGGACACGGTGTACGTGTCAACTCCGACACAACAACCTGGGGTACACCCAAAGATTCGTGGTTGGAAATGGCAAATGAAGAATTTTTAGATGGTATTATTTATATCACGTGTGATTATTTGCGCAAGGGTCGTGATAAAATTCAAGGGGCGTCCAAACTGGAAGTTGAATTTAACGATGCTTCGCAAGAAGATGACAATGAATTGATTATGTATGTCATAGATAATCACCAAAGGATGGAAAGTGAAGGGCATAAAAAAGCTTTAATTACCCTACTTGACCTAGTAAGTATGTGTTTATAACTTTCGTAGGTTCCGCAATTTGTTTAAGATGTAAACCATGGTATGAAAAGTTTAAGTATGGAAATGTTTCTTTTATTTTATTAGATAAGAAAATGGCTTGTTTAGTTAACACAACACCATTTGCTACTGCTTGTTTTTCAAGTTCTAAGAACTCTTCTTCTAGATAGATAAATTTACGCTTATCTTCCATAGATTCTATTTTATCATAATTTTTTTGTGACATCCCACCACTTAGATAAAAGTTAGAGGATCCGCCAATTTCACTCACATTTGTTTTTGTATCAAACATAAAAACAAATGCAAGTACTAATAATAAAACATATATCATTATTTATTCTTAGGCAACAAATTAAATAAATCATTAATTTTGTGAATTATGTTGAATAGTTCATCTCTCGTGGAAACCAAGTCGGGCTTTACGATTTCCAATTCAATCTGATAACATGTATCATTTTCAGAATCCATATCTTCTGTATCACCCGATGAAATTGTCATATCTATGCTGAGATTCTTACGCAAAAATGAGACACGGTTTTTCGTTCTTTTTCTGTCCATAATGAAGTCACCTTCGATCGGTGTTTCTTTTGAAATACTGAAACGAAGATCTAATGGGGCATTTTTATATCGCTTGAAATCTTCTTTTACGATATTTACTTTTTGAACTTGGACTTGGTCTTCGGTTTCTTGGTCTACGGTTAGACGTACATTATTTTCGTTGTTGTAAAAAACGTCGTACGTTTTCTCTATGACAGATTCCCATCCATTGTATTTCCTCAACCCTGACATAACCTGATTGAAAGTTTCCTCGGAGACATTCGTGTCAAACATATTCCCATTGAATTTACCGAGACGCATCTCAACTTCTACATTTTCCCCATTTTTATGTTCTTCGAACAGGGGCAAAACTTTTTTGGTAACGTTTGCGATGTTCATCTTTTCTTACATTTTTATTATGCGTCATTTACTTAAGCCTTTTTTATTCATAAACTTTAATGAAGGGGTTTAAAAACTTCAGTAATACATGTTATTTCAATAGCTCACTACAATGTCTTTTGCAAATTCCAGTTCTTTCGAATCATTTTATAGATAATGAATACAAGGGTGGGTGTCAATTTACAGAATTTTATTCGAAACTTGTTAATTTTTATTGGACAAAAGATGAAAGTATAAAAACACTTGACATTACATCACTTTTCAAATTATTCCAGCAAAAGTTTCCCAGGTTCCGTGACAACGAACAACACGATATGCAAGACTGTGTTATGTGTATCATAGATATACTTGAAATTGCACAACCTATAATAAAAGAGTGGTTTTATGGAAATAAAATACAAGAAACTATATGGCCAGGTGGTCGTTCTTCGAATGAAGAAATATTTAGTATGCATATACTAAATTCATATTGCGCAGATATGAATCAAATGTTAAATGATAGTCTTAAATGGAATACAATAGAGAACTTTCAAGATGATAAAGGTATTGTTCATCATGTGGCAACAACACGTATGGTATTTTCAAAGTTTCCTAAAATACTAATGATTTCATTTGATAAAAAGAGTAGAGTAAATGCGGTTGAAAAAATAAAGATAGTAGATCTAGAATACGATTTAATCGCCACAGGTATACACGTGGGTAATCAAAATAAAGGGCATTATGTAAGTTTTACAAAACATAAAGGTCTATGGTATTACAAAAACGACGAGTTTGTTGCACAGCAAGATCTACCTAAATTTTCAGAACATTACTTGCTCATATACAATCTAAAAAATCTTTGAGTTGAATATCTTCTTGAATATTCACTATAGTTCTATAGAAGGTTCGTCGATTGTTTGGGTATGTTTTATCATATCTTCTTTTTAGAGGTTTCCACCACATAGGACTTTCCCATGTAATATACATACATTCAACGATGGCACCATCTTCGAACCAATTGTAGTTGTCTAGTCTGTTGTGCGGTATAGCAGACTCGAAAATAAGCTTCCCCTTTTCTTGTACATACAACTTCCACTCTTTAGATCTCTCGTCCCATTTCATTTGGAAATCGACTGTGTTCTTTTCCCGTGGTTTCCATTTGAATAATGTTTCGTGTGTACCAATTCTCACTGGTTCATTCACCGGTGTGAAAACTACACCATCTACTTTTTGTTCTATTGATGGTAAATGTTTATCCATGAACTCTTCAAAATCATTGATCGCATGAAATTTTTTACATTTAAGTTTATATTTGTCACTTTTCATAGCAATTACTCCCCGTGTGAACTTTTGAAACCTGTCAAATCTTTCTAAAAAGTTAAACTGCCCAACATACTCACCATTTATACAAACGGCGTCATAAACTAAAAGTGTATCATCGTACAGTTCTCCGTCTAAAATGGTTCCTTCGTATGCAGCCCTTTTCAAGTTTAATTTAATTTCAAACATGTTAAATGAACGATTGACGAGTAAGCATTTATTAGTATTTTCAAATTTCAGTGCGACCAGCATATGCCTTTCACCGTCGGTCTTTTCACAAACAACATAATCATTATTTTTGATAATCGGAAAGTGTCGATATTCTATAGATATAGGTTGTGGACCCGGAAAGTAATCCTTCGAATTCCACACATGATGGATGAAACCAACGACGTGTTTGTAAAGTGGACTGTCTGACGTTACAAACATTTCGGATATATAAGAAATTAAACCAAAACTTTAACTAGCTTTAACACCAGCTGCAGACAAAATGTTGCTTATGCACTCATGTGTGTATGTCATCGTTAACTTAGATGATGTATATGCATAAATTTTAACACCTTGTTCTTTCATTTTTTCAAACATTTTATGATGCAGTTTGATATTACCTGTTTTTTTATCTTTTGCTTGTTTAACGAGATTCTTAGTAAACATAACCCAAGCTCTGGCCTCTGTAGAAGACACATTATAAATGTTTTCTTCTATCTTTTTAGAAACTTCTGTGTCAAAGTGGAGACCCATTTGACTCGTGGGTTCCGAACATTCGGTGTCTCTCACCTTTTGTTTAAACATTTCCCAGTCGATGCCTTCTTTTACACCCGGAAATACAAGACAACCCAAACCTTCATGTGGCAATGTTGCCTGTTTCAAAGAATCCTCATCAACACCCACACCAAAATCGACAAAAAGAATGCGGTCGTAGTTTCCAGATTTCAAACAGTTCTGAACAGTCTCGACTTTTTCATAGGGGTCGTCGTTTACAAATACAATTTGATTTTGGTTGCCGGTTTGTATACATAATATATTAAACTTCAATATAGTGTGAAGCGTTTTAACGTGGCACGACTTAGATCTTGTAACTAATATAGTTGCAAACTTCATATTAAAAATAGTAACCTAATTTTTAAGCCTCTCACTCATACAACCACCAAATGGTAAATTTCCGACATGTCCAAGAGTTGTATTAATATCCGCAAAAATTTTACCGTCGCATTGTTGCCAACGTCGGCAGAATGCATAGTCTTCGCTGAGATATCTCTTTGACTCGGGATCAATCATACAATCAAAGCATGCATGGTAATCATCGAAATCTCTATTTTGGTGGTCATTTTTGCACCAGAGTTCTGGGAACTTGTTTTCCAACTTCTTGAAAACATCTCTTTTTATAAGCATAAATCCAGTGGGACCATCGAGAATTTCTATGAAACCATTTTCTACCTGTCTACGCTGTGCCCCAAAGTTCAAAACCAGGCTTGAAGAAAGCATTGCCATGTTACGATCATCTCCATTTCTGATGGCATTCGCCGCTTGATCCCACATGACACATTTCTTTGGGTAGCATGCGACAGAAACTTCATGCCCAGATTTTATAAGCCGAACAACACTTTCCGGATCAAAATCTATATCTGCATCAATAAACATAAAATAATCTGCATCTGTTTTTTGCGTAAATCTACCGACGGCAACATTTCGAGCGCGGTGGACGAGTGATTCATTTTCAGTCGTATCAATATATAACTGAATATTTTCTTCAATCAAACGCATCTGTAATTTAATCATCGAAATCATATACTTTTCTAAGCACAAGCCCCCATAACAAGGTGTACTGAGAAACACCTTCAATACCATTTTTTATTTAACATCTTTATCCTCTAAGTATTTTTTAATTATGTTTAGTATTTTGTTTATAGTTGGTGCGGATACGGAACATTTTTCACAAACTTCCGTTTTTGAAACCTTGCCATCTAACACTAGTAAAATAATCGCAGATGCTATGCTATTTGGTGTCTTGCTCATGAGTTCCACACAATCTTCTACAGCTGCACACATTTTGTTACACTTGAATCTTTCATCTCTAGATACATCAAAAGAATTCAAAAGTCGTTGCATCACATCAAATGGTTTCGTCACGAATGATTTTTCAGTCTTTCCCATCATCGTTTCTTGAAAAATTTGTGTAGTTCTGCTTATGTCACGACTTCTGATACCAAACATATCTGCGACCTCTTTTGTTGTTCTTGGAAATTGAGCCATTTTACACGCATATAAAATACAATTTGCTTTAATACCCAATCTAATAGCACCCCGTGTAAGTTTTTCATCATTGAATTTCCTGTACATCATTTTAGCTTCTTTTAGGACATTCTCTGGTAGATTGTGACAAGCCTCATCTATGTCTCTGTATGCATGAAACAAAGATCTATCTTTATGATTCATTGACATATGGAAGTTGATTCTCGCCATTCTTTTGTTTTCGTATGTAGAACTGTGTTTAGTGGAGATTACTGTACTTTTACCCCAACTTTGTGAAAATAATTCTGGGTTTGCGTTGGGATTTCCGCATCTAGAAGGATCGTTTACCTTACCATCATCGGTAATACCACTCGTCCATTCTGGTTTTTCGTCCACGAAACTGTCTTCTACGAGACCACATTCCGAGCAAACGGGTAAACCTTCGGGTGATATGACTTTGGTAGATTCACATTCTCTACAAAAATATGTATTTACTGGCTCTTTTGTTTGTTCTCTTTCTTTGAGTAAAATATCTAAATCCGACCAAATAGCTGCCAGCATATTGATACGATGTGCATCTTTTATTTTTTCTGTCATCGAACGCAAACTTAGGAATTAAAAACTCATTTCATCAGCCATGCGTTTTGCGTGCATTTCAATCATATCAACAGTATCTTTAAAACTTCTGGCACCTGGGGTTGACGGCTTCCATTTTTCCCACTCTTTATCAACCATTTCGTGTCCAATAGGAAGTCCCATGGTTTCTATTTCTATGTCCGGAACTATAAAATCGTCCATTTCAGAGTCAGTTTCGGAATCGGAACAGTCTTCATATATCTCACTGTCATCGTCTTCGATGTCTATATCGCAGTAATAGACAAACATGTTTTGACCAATTTGCTTCATATCGAGATCCTGAAACGTAGTACCACATGGATGATGTTCGGTAATACTTTCGTAAGGAACTGGATTCATGCCCCCCCTATCAATTTCAAAAACGCAGGCAGACTTGTAAATTTTTTCGGTTTGAGAAAGGTAATGAACCCCGAGTACATTTCCTGTATTCATCGCCACAACACCGTACATTTCTTCTTCAACGTCATCTTCGTTTACTAACGCTTTTATTATATCATTCTCAATTATTTCGGATGGTACAATCATGCTTAGAGTTTTCGAACAAAAAATATTTAGCTATAATATCACAGCACACATGAAATATCGAATTTATTCGAAGGAAGGGTGTCAATATTGCGACCACGCAGTTGAGTTATGTAAGTCAGATGGCCTGGATTACGAAAAAATAATGATAGAAAAGGAAGAATTAAAAGAATTATGTGGTGACAGGCTTGATTCCTACCCTCAAATATTCGCTGGTGATAAACGGATAGGCAATTTTTTTGAGTTTCAAGATTATTTGGAAGACTACGAACCACTATTGGAACCATCTCTGAACAGGTTTACAGTGTTTCCTTTGAAACACCCCCATCTCTGGGATCTTTACAAAAAGGCACAAATGAGTAACTGGACGGCTGAAGAAGTCGATCTTTCAAAGGACATGGACGACTGGAAGACGTTGAATGAAAATGAACAAAAGTTTATAAAATACATTCTTGCATTCTTTGCTGGGTCTGATGGAATTGTCTTCGAAAATATCAATAATAATTTTGCAGATGAGGTCCAGATAAGCGAAGCACGATCATTCTATGGATATCAATGTCATAATGAAATGGTGCATGGCGAAACATATTCAAAAATGATAGATAAATACATCAAAGATCCAGATGAAAAGAAACATTTATTCGAAGCTATCCAAACTGTCCCGTGTATTGAGAAAAAGGCACAGTGGGCTATGAAGTGGTTTGATAAAAAGTCTCGCTCTTTCGCCGAGAGATTATTTGCATTTGCTTGCGTAGAGGGTATATTTTTTAGTGGTTCTTTTTGTGCCATTTTCTGGCTCAAGAAGCGTGGACTTATGCCCGGGTTGTGTTTCAGTAATGAACTCATTTCTAGAGATGAAGGTCTCCATCAAGAATTTGCCGTAGAACTTTACAATCTTCTGAGAAACAAACCGGGAACAAACACTCTTCACAACATAGTGAAAGAGGCGGTGGAAATAGAAAAGGAATTTATTACGGATGCACTTCCTTGTAGTTTAATTGGTATGAATTCGGAAAAGATGTCTACATACATAGAATACGTTTCCGATCGCCTTTTGAAGCAAATAGGACAAGCACCTATTTATAATTCTAAAAATCCATTTGATTTTATGGAAAACATTAGCCTCGATGGAAAAACTAATTTTTTTGAAAAGCGTGTTGGCGATTATGGAAAAATGGATGATGATTCAGGCGATATTGGTTTCGATGAAGATTTTTAAAAAAATATAAACAAAATATATGAATGCACCCAAAGTTAAAAACGCCACTGGTGACATCAACGTAATTATAGTAGTTTCGGTGGTGTTAATTATTTTGGTGATTGGTCTTTACTTTTTTTTCCAAAAAGATGATGATATTGAGAAAATAAAAACCCCTTCTCCCAGTTATGTCTCACTTTCGCCGAGTGATAATACACCAGCGCCACAAGAAGACGCAACACAAGAAGAAATTTTACAGACTTTTTTCAAGACCATAGATAAAGATAACAACGACGTAATATCGTTTGATGAGATGTTTGCAGAAATGGGTCCGGATTCCCCCGAAGATGCAAGAAACGCAAACCAACAGATATTTAATTCTTTAGACGTAGACAATTCCGGTAGTTTATCTATGGCGGAATTTACGTCTGGTAATATAAGGATTTAATAGATCCATAAATAAACAACATTTATCACATGTAATTTATTTATGACTAAAAATAAATACTTAATATAATTTTAGAAAGGTGTGTCAGCTTCGGTATTTAAATCCATCGAACCAAGGTTCATACCACCCCCAACTGATTCAAACCTGGGCTCCATTTCACCCGGAACCGGGGGCTTCACTCTATTTTGCGACATAGCCTTCACTTTAGGACCAGTGCTTCTAGAAAATTCACTGAAAGGAACGTTGATAACTTTTAACGCAGGTGACCTTTTTACCTTTTCTGGAAGTTTGACACGACCACCTTCTTTTCCGAGTTCGGAAGGAACGTCAACGGTGTATTTTTCTTTTTTCACATTAAGAATTCCCCACACGATAGCCATGAACACAGCAGTGTGAACGAGAATACCTACTTGTGTTGGGGAACCATTCGGGGTGGCAATGAAGGAACCCAAAATTCTCCTGACAATCCTGTAGGTGACCGGATTGGAGACAACATAGAATACAAGAGACATGATTAAAGCCGTCATGAATTTTTCTTTGGCTTTGGATCCATCACAACCGCAGCCACAGTCTTTAAAGAAACCCATTTTTACTGTTACCTAAGAAAAAAATTTACTTAAAGTTTCTAGTCCAAGTGAATATATAACCAAAATATAATGTCGCTTAGTATCCAACAATCTTCTGAATTCGCCCCATCTGCCATCAAGTTTTCCAAGTTGAGAAAAAACAAGAATGGTGGTAAGGCTGTATACATTAACAATAGCGATGGTAAGAAGCTTTACCTCCAACTTCCTTACATGAGATCCCCTTACGGTCTTAGTACTTTTACTGACGAAAGTACAGGTAGAACGTCTTACTCCCTAGATCTCAGCTTTGATACCGACAATGCTGAAGCAATTGAGCTTTGTGAAAAATTGAAGGAACTCGACGAGCTCGTTGTTAACACTGTCGCAAAGAATTCAAAGGAATGGATGGGTAAGGAATTTAATGTCGCAGTTTTGAAGGAAGCTCTCTACAAGCCCCTTGTGAGAGCGAGCAAAGAACCGTATCCTTCTACTGTTAAGCTTAAGATTTTGACTAAGCCGGACGGGTCGTTTGTACCGGAAGCTTACAATACTCAACGTGAAAGTATTCCACTCGATTCTATTGAAAAGGGTCAGCGTGTTCTCACTATCATTGATTTGAATCAAATTTGGTTCATTGACAATAAGTTTGGTGTGACTGTTCGTTTGCAACAAGTTCTCGTTGAACAATCCGAAAAGTTGCCATCCTTCGCCTTTCAGGGTATCGCAGCCACCAATGATGTGGTTGATGATGGTGAAGACGAAGATGAAATCGAAATCGACGAAGAGGATTAAACACAAAAATTAAATTCATTACAAACACCCGTTTGATTAGGCAAACACCGGTCTAATGATGCGCAATTTAATAATTATATTTAGTTATATTAACATGCAAAGAACACCTAGTATTGACAATGATGACGATGTCAGGATAGGTAGTCCCCGACCTTCTAATAGAAGATATAATAGAAGAAATTATAACGGTGCTCGTGCGTTGGTTAGAAATTATACCTATACCAACTCAAATACAAACGAAAACAATAATGACCGGGTTAGAACTCGTGTTATAGATCCAAATAATCTGAGACGCATGCGAAGAGTTCGTCTGTCTTTCGTGAATGCTGGCCCGGTTCGTCGACGTCTTAACTTTGGTAATAATGGGGGTAGACTGAATGCGTCTAATTATAGCAAAAATGAAAATAAAATGAAAAAGAATGCCAACGAAAACAACAAAACCAAAAAGATTACATGGAAGAAAGTGAACGTGAAGAATTTACCCAGAGATATACTTTCATTGGAAAATATTAAGTCTGGTGAAAAGGCTGTAAAAATCAATAAGCTTTACCTCGTACCCAACTCCTTCCGTAAATTGGCACGCATGTCTATGACAAGTGCTGTCAATTCTAGCGGAAACGTTATTCTTTTCAAAAATCCATTAACTAGGGCAAATGTTAAGAAGGGTGACCTCGAGTTTGTTGTGTTAAAAAAGATTAAAACTAAAAAATGAGTTACAATATATGCACGTTGTTCTCAAACCCAGTCCGTCGGTCACTCACAAGTACAGGGTGATGTTACCAAACAAAAGATCAGTTGATTTTGGTACCACCGGATCCCCAGATTTTACGGAACATAGAAATCCAAAGCTCATGCGAGCGCACCTCCTCAGAAAGGGTGCAGTCATCCCCAAGGAGTTACGAATCGAAACAGATCCACGAGAAATACAGCGAGGCATGTTACACGTCGATACCAGTACAGAAGAAGACTGGGATGACGAATTTAGGGCGGGTTACTGGGAAAGATGGCTTTTGTGGTCATACACAGACATTAATCATGCCAAACTTTTCATGACTATGCGAAAGGGGATCCTATTTATGCCTACGTCAGAATCTATGTGGTTTTGTGATAACAATAAAAAGTTCTAAATAATTTCTATATCAGATACTTGAATACAAGATTTTCGTTGTG